GAATGTGGCAAAGAATTACCAATAACAGAGGAATATTTCCGCGTAAGAAAAGATATTAAATGCGGGTTTAACTCGAAATGTAGAGAATGTGTTAAACAAGTATGGAAAGATAACCAAATTAAAGGTGGCGAAGAATTAAAGGAAAAATTAAAGGCGAAAAGCCAAAAATATTATAAGGTGAACAAAGAAAAAATATTAAAAGATACAAAAGATTATCAAGAAGCTAATAGAGAAAAATGTAATAAAAGACATAGAGAAAGGTATATAGAAGTTAGAGAGTATACATTAAAGAGACATAAAAAATATAGAAATTCACATAAAGAAAAATATAAAATATATTCTAAGAAATGGCAAAATGAAAATAAAGATAAAGTGCAGGTATATGGCAGCAGATGTGATTGCAAAAAGAAAAACCCAATAATATCATCAACTCCAAATCAATGGGTAAAAATTAAACAAGACTTTAATAATAAATGTGCTTATTGCGGAAGAATAGAAAAACTAACTATAGAACATTTTATACCAATATCCCAAGAAGGAGAACTTTCCACCAATAACATAATACCGGCGTGTAAAAGTTGCAATTGCAGTAAAAATGATAGAGATTTTTTAACATGGTATCCTAAGTATAAATATTACAGCAAAGAAAGGGAGGAATTTATATTAAATTATTTAGGCTATAAAGAGGAAAGGCAACAATTGAAATTAGTTTAAGAGATAGAACAAAATCTATCTCTTTTTTTATGTCAAGTATTATCTTAAAAAGCTTGAAAATGAGAACATAGGTGTGGTAAACTTAATTTAGAACTACAAAACATGGTTGTGAACTTCAAAATGAAAGGGGTGAGAGTATGAGTTTTCATAAAGTAAAGATTAATTTAGAAAAGGGATTATTAGAATTAGATGATAAAAAATTAACTGGAGTCACTGAAATCAAATTCAGCTTGAAGTCAGATGAATTTAAAGGGCAAAGAGGACAAGTCACAATTGTAATGGATGCCGATGTGGAATTTGAAGGTATTGTTGCTTTTAAGGATGATATGAACAAATTAAAAGAGAGGGGATAAACATTATGAAATTTAGAAAAAAACCAGTAGTTATAGAGGCGGTAGAATTACAATGGTCAACATGGAGTGAAATGTGTGATTTTATAAAACAAGACATTAAAGGGATTTATCTTGATGATAAAACTTTTGAAGTATTAGAAGAAAATAAAACATCTAATACAATGGGGTTAGTTATAAAAACATTAGAAGGCGACATGGTAGCGAGACAAGGAGATTTTGTTATTAAAGGTGTAAATGGTGAATTTTATCCATGCAAACCGGATATATTTGAAAAAACTTATGAAATAGTAGAGTAGTTAGCTAGAGTTAAGCAAATAAAATCTAAGGGGTGAAAGAAGCCTTCAAGGTGGTGGGGCGGAGTAACCTCACTTATTTGCTTAACGTAACATAAATATAGGATTGTGAACGACACACGTACAAAACGAACAATAGTGAAGCAAAACACATATAAAAGCGTAATTGTTAGGAGGAATATAAAATTATGAAAAAAGAAGAACTTATTGCATTAGGTGTTAGTGAAGAAGTGGCAAAACAAATAATGTCTATCAATGGAACTGATATCGAAGCAGCAAAAGCAAAGGCAGACAGAACCCAAGAAATAGAAAATTTAAAAGCTGAAAACAAAACAAAAGATGAACTTATCGCTAATACTAATTCTGAAATGGAAAAATTTAAGACAATGGACATTGAAGGAATTAAAAATAAGGTTACAGAGTTAGAAGGTAAGAACAAAGAGTATGAAACTCAATTATCTACCAGTAAAGAAACTTATGAAAAACAATTAGCAGATCAAAATAAAGATTTTGCAATCAAAGAGTTAATGAGTGGTCAAAAGTTTTCAAATGACTTTGTAAAGAATGCAGCTATTGAAGATTTTAAAAAGCAAGAGTTAAAGTTAGTAGATGGTAAGTTCTTAGGGGCGGATGATTACTTTAAAAATTTAGCTGAAAAGAACCCGGGTGTATTCGTAACAGAAGAAGCGCCAGTTGAAGGCACACCACCGCCACAATTTACAACAGGTAATACAAATGGACAAACTAAACAAGATGCTAACGCATTTAACTTTGGTTGGAATCCACCAACAAAATAATAAAAGAAAGAAGGAATTAAAATGGCAGTATTAAATTACGCAGCTAATTATCAAGCAGCATTAGCACAAGCGTTCCCTTACAAATTAAAATTTGGAGACTTATACAATTCTCCATCAAACTCTTTATATAAATGGGAAGGCGCAAAATCAATTTATATCCCAACGATCACAACTAGCGGTAGAGTAGATTCTAATAGAGATACAATCGCTACTGCACAAAGAAACTACAATAACTCATGGAAGTTAGTAACTTTAGAGAATCAAAGAAAATGGAGTACATTGGTACACCCTAAAGATATTGATGAAACTAATTACACAACTTCAATTGTTAATATCACTAAGGTTTACAATGAAACTCAAAAATTCCCCGAAATGGATGCTTACACAATTTCAAAAATCTACGCTGATTACCTTGCATTGGGTAAAGTGGCAGACAATACGGTATTAACAGAAGCTAACGTATTAGGTACATTTGATAAATTAATGGAGCAAATGGATGAAGCGAGAGTTCCCGAAGAAGGAAGAATTTTATATGTTACTCCTGCTATAAGAAGATTGCTTAAAAATGCGTCTGCAATAACAAGACAAATTACAACTGATGGAAGTAATGACGGAACAATTAAAAGAACAGTTTCAAGACTTGAAGATGTAATAATTAAATCAGTTACAAGTGATCTTATGAAAACTCTTTATGATTTTACGAGTGGCTGGGCAATAGGAGTTGGAGCAAAACAAATACATATGTGTTTAATAAATCCAGCAGCAGTAATCACACCAATTAGTTATGGTTTCGCACAATTAGACGCACCAAGTGCAGTAACAGAAGGTAAATTTATTTACTTTGAAGAAAGCGACGAAGATGTTTTTGTATTACAACATATGGCAGATGCTATTAAGTTTGTAGTGCAATCATAGGGAGGATTTTATAATGGCTATAATGCAAAAAGGGAACAAACAAGTAAGAGTTACAGAGGAAAAAATTGAAGAGTTCTTAAAAATGGGATATAGCGAAGTTGACAAAGAAGGCGAAATCCTTCAAGTTGGACAAGCTACAGACTTAAAAGACATAAAAGCAGAGAATGACACTTTAAAGGCTGAACTAGCAAAGTATAAATCTAATGGATCAGAAGAATTTGAAGTTATTAAGGCAAGTCATGAAGCTTTAATTATTGAAGCTGCTAATAAAGATATGGTGATAGATGTTTTAAGAAAAGAAAAAGAAGCTTTAGCCACAGAGTTAGAAGCCTTAAAGGTTGAAAACGAAACTTTGAAAGCAGATAAAAAAGCTAAATAGGAGGATTAGGGAATGTATGTAGACTTTACATATTATAAAGATAGTTTTGGAGGTACAACCATTCCCGAAACTTCTTTTATAACACTAGAACGTAAGGCAAGGGTGTTTATGGATAACATTACATTTAATAGATTGCAAGCTGATGCAACTTTAATAGTAGCCAATGTTAAAGATTGCTTATGCGATATTATGGAATGCAATTTTAATTTAGATCAAAAAGAACTAGAAACAGATGGAAATATAATAGCTTCTGAAAGTGTCGATGGACATAGTGTGAGCTATGCCATAAGCGATGTTGAAAAGAATACAGTTGATAGAAGCCAGTTGAATAAAGCTAGGTATTACAACATAGCTAAAGAGTATTTAAGCAATACAGACTTGTTATATAGGGGGATTTAGTATGTTAACAGATACAACTATAACTCTATATAACAAAGTTAAATTAGCAGGCGGAAAAGAACTGTATAAAAAGACTATTATAACTAAAAACAGCAGAACTACAGGTGCTACATGGCATGGTAAAACTTTAGGAACTGTAAGTAATACCGAAAGTGGAAAAGGAATGCTGAACATGGCCAATAACATCAATATACGTATACCATTAAATAATAATTTTAGCGAGGGTAAGAGTTATATTGATGAAAAGGCTTGGTTTAAATTATCCGATATAGACAGAGAAAAATATTTTACTATCCAAGTAAGCGACAAAGTAGTAAAGGGAATTTGCAGTTATGAGTATTCAGATACAAATCTTATAACTAAGTTAGATTCATTTGATAATGTAGCAACAGTAATGGCAAAAGACATTAATAATTATGGTAGCAGATGTATGCAGCACCTATATATTGGGGGCAAATAGTATGGCAACTACAGTAAGAATAGAGTTAAATAATACTCAACAAATTTTGCAATCAAGACATTTAGAAGCAAATGGACAAGCACAGAGGTTTTTTACTAGTGAGGTAAAAAGATTATCTGATCCTTATACCCCATTTGACAATGGGGTACTTAAAAGCAATGTAACTCTAGAAGCTAATTCTATAACCTACAATGTCCCTTATGCTAGATATCAATATTATGGTGTTAGTAGTGGTGGCAGAGCGTTAAATTATCAAGGCGCACCAACAAGAGGAAGAGAGTGGACGACTAGAATGTGGGCAGATAGAGGAGGGGAAATATTACAATCAATAAGTAGTTTTGTAGGGGGTAGGGTTGAATGACAATTTTAGAGTCAATTAAAGATTATATTTCAACATGCCCTCACTTAAAACTATTCCAAGATGCTTTTGTAGATATTACAGTAGATTACTCACAAAGCGATCAAGTGGCCACATATAGCATTAATGAAACAATATGCACCCCTATTTTAAAAACCTATAACGGAGGTTCTACAGAAAGACAATTTCTATTCACTTTTAATAGTGTAGAACAATTTGGAAGTGCGGTAGCTACTAATATTGCGAACATTGGATTTTATGAAACATTTTCAGATTGGTTAGAAGAAAATTCTATGAATGGTATATTACCAGTTATGGAAGAAGGAAAAGAACCCAACAAAATCAAAGCATTAACATGTGGCTATTTATTTGACAATCAACAGGATGCCTCAAAGGCAAGGTATACAATACAATGTCAACTCATTTATGATCAAGAATAAAATAATTAGATGAAAGAAGGAATACAAATGGCTATTAATAAAGTATCAAGATATCACATAATCGATTACTTAGATATTACACCAAATTTAGTAACGCCAACTTATGAGTTATGCGGAAGCGGGTTTAACTCATTAAATGAAACTCCGGGAGCGCAAGTAGATAAAAAGACATATATAAATGATACTACATCTACAACAAGTGTAAAAGGATATGAAACTTCATTCGGCTATGATGCTGATGTAATGAAGAATCAAACAACGGTAATGTATCTTTATAATGTAGGAAGAAATCATTTAGTTGGTGCTGATGCAGAAACAACATATATTAGAGCAGATAAATATGATCCTGCAATAACAGGTTCTACAAGATATTTTAAAGCAAGAAAATTTAAAGTATCTATTGAGGTTAGTGGAGCAGCAGGAGCAGGCGGTGAAACATTAGTTTCAACAGGAAATTTAAATTGTGTTGGTGATCCAATATTCGGTTACTTTGATACAGTAACAAAGACGTTTGTAGAAGGTGAATATACTGAAACGCTTGGAACATTAACAGTAGCATCTATTGCAGGAGCAACAAGTGGCAAGACTAAAATAACAGTAACAGAACCGTTAACAAGCGGTAATGTATACATGTATAAGACTGCAAGTACAGTAACTGCACCTATTCTAGACGATGATTGTATAAGCTACACTGTATGGGATGGAGTTAGTGACATAGTAGCGGTAACAGGAAATTTAATCTGTATCGTTGAAGTAAATTCACAATTCAAGGCTAAAAAGACAGGAACACAAACAGTAACATCAAAAGCATAATATGAAAGGGGCAACATAATAAATGAATAGTTTACTTACTTCAAAGTTGCCCACTCATGTAACTATAGGAGGGGCGGAAGTTGAAATCAATACAGACTTCCGCTTTTCTGTACGTTATGAGCAACTTTTTAAAGATAACAACATAGATAATGGCGATAAATGGGAAAAATCTTTAAAACTTTACTATCCGATTTTAGACAAAACTATTATGACTAATGAAATAGAAGATATTAAATTATATGAATTAATACTTAATAATACCGATGAAGCTATTGAAAATATACGTTGGTTTTATAGATGTGGTGAAGAACCCGAAGTTGAAATAGAAGAAGACCAAGAAGAAAATACGATAAGAGAAGAAATATATAACTTTAACTATGATTCAGATAAAATCATAGGTGCCTTCATGGCTCAATATGGAATTGATTTAATTACAGATGATTTACACTGGTGGCAATTTAAAGCTTATTTTAACTCTCTAAATAGTGAACATGAATTAAAAAAGATAATGGCTATAAGAGCAACTGATATAAACAGTTTACCCAAGGAACAACAACCAAGTTACAGAAAATTAAAGAGAATATGCGCAATACCTCGTAATAAAGATGAACTTTTAGCATTAAACGCAGAAGAAGAATTATTAATAAGAGGTGGGGATTTATCAGAATTGAAAGAATAAGCACTTATTATATTAATAGGTGCTTTAATTATAAAGGTAGGTGAACTATATGAGCGATGGAAGAATAGTAATTTCAACAAATTTAGATACAAGTGGAGTAAATGAAGGACTTAGAACCCTTAGAACGTCATTAGGGAATGTAGATACAAATAGATTAACAGGTAACTTAGGAAGACTCACAACACAATTAAATACAACAGGAAGAAGCATAGAAACACAAAGGGCAAGTTTAGCAGGGTTAAGAACTTCTTACAATGCAGCTACAGATGTTGGAACAAGAAATCAATTAGCAGAACAAATTAGACTAACTGAAATAGAAGTAACACGCCTAGAGGGTGATTTTAGTATTTTGTCTGAAAGAGTAAGAGCAGAAATGACTAGGATTAATGCTTCTGCTGTAAATATGAGCGATACATTTAAATCGGTAGGAAATACAATATCGGGTATAGGTACTAAGTTGACTATGGGCGTTACATTACCACTGATTGGAGTAGCAACCGCAGCCGCTAAGATTGGGATGGACTTTGATTCTTCTATGTCGCGGGTAAAGGCAATTTCCGGCGCAGTTGGAGAAGATTTTACAAAATTAAAAGACCAAGCAATACAACTAGGAGCAGACACCGCATATAGTGCAAAAGAAGCAGCAAATGGTATGGAAAATCTTGCATCCGCAGGGTTTACAACTAAAGAAATAATGCAAGCTATGCCGGGTTTATTAGATTTGGCAGCTAGTAGCGGTGAAAGTCTTGCAAATAGTTCAGATATTGCAGCAAGTACATTAAGAGGATTTGGGTTAGAAGCAGCACAAGCAGGACATGTAGCAGACGTACTAGCTAAAAACGCAGGGGCAACAAATGCAGCGGTTGCAGATACAGGTGAGGCGATGAAGTACATAGCGCCTGTAGCACATGCAATGGGGTTATCTTTAGAAGAAGTTACCGCAGCTATTGGAGAAATGGCAAATTCTGGAATTAAGGGATCGCAGGCAGGAACTACATTAAGAAGCGCATTAACAAGACTTGCAAGTCCTTCCGATACCGCAGCTGATGCAATGAAAAAAATAGGGTTTAATGCTTTCGATACAGAAGGAAAATTAAAGTCATTAAGTACAATTATGGATGAATATTCTAAGGCATTAGAAGGTAAAACAGACCAACAAAAGCAAGATTTAACCGCAACTATTTTCGGACAAGAGGCAATGTCGGGAATGATGGTATTAATGCAAGGCGGCAAAAAAGGATTAGATGATTTAACAGAGTCTTATAAAAATTCAGATGGTGCAGCCAAAGAAATGGCAACAACGATGCAAGATAATGCAAAGAGCGCTATTGAACAAATGACAGGGAGCCTAGAAACCGCAGCAATTAAAGTTGAAGAAACTTTTGCACCTGCAATAACTGAAATAGCTAACGACGTACAAGAATTAGCTAATAGTTTTTCAGAATTATCTCCCGAACAACAAATGTTTTATATTAAATTATTAGCAGGGGCAGCAGCATTAGGACCTGTTACAGTTGGGATAGGTAAATTAATAACTAGTTTAGGGGTAATAGGATCAGTAGGTTCAAATGTTATAAGTTTCTTTACTGCTGCAACATTAACAGAAGCAGAAATTGCAGCAGGGGCAACAGTAGCAACTACAGGATTTCAAGGGTTAGTTGCAGGGTTAGCAGCAGTGACACCGGTGGGATGGGCAGCGGTAGCAGCAGTAGCAGCGGTAACGGTGGGTGTAGCAGCATACGCAACCAATCAAGAATTATTAAGCAGTAAAATGACAAGAACTACAGATGATATGAACGGATGGGAAAAAGCCGTAAACTCAATGACTGGATCAACATTTAAATCTAAAAAAGAATTGCAAGATTTGGGCATTGAATATAAAGACTTTGGAAATAATGTTTCTAAAAATTTCAAGACTAAGGTAGAGGAATCTACAAAAACTCTTAATGAATTTCAATTATTTCTAGGGAAGATTGATTTAGATAATATAATAAGCGATTCAGAAAGCACAGATTTTAATAATCAAATTAATAAAATGGTTACTGATGCTATCAACACTATAAAATCTAAACAATCAGAGAGTAATGATGCTTTAAGCAAATTATTTAAATTAGATGATAGCACAATAGATGAAACAGAACAAAAAGTACTAGATTCTATTTCTAAAGGCTATGACAATCAAATAACAGAAGAGAATAAGCTTAAAGATGAAATATTAGCTATAAAGCAAAAAGCAGTAGATGAAAAAAGAGCGTTAAATGAACAAGAGATTAAAGATGTAAGAGATAAGACTACAAGAATAAAAGAAATTGAACTTGAAGCAGCAGGAGGAACACAAGAAGAAAAAGACTACTCCAAAAATGAATTTGGTGCAAGGGTAGAAAAAGTAAGTGCGGTAGATGCAGGCGGATTATTAAGAGACAAAAAGAAACAATTAGACGAAGAAAATGTACAAATACAAGCTAGTTACGATACTCAATTAGATATGTTAAGAAGACATGTAAAAGATTTGCAAGATATAGAGTTAAGCGCAAATTCCACAGATGCACAGAAGACAGCAGCAGCAACAGAAGAGGCACAAGCGTATGAAGAAATTAATAAATTTACAGATTTAAGAGACAAAAAAATAAAGTTAAAATCTGATGAATGGGAAGAGTATATTAAAATACTACAAAGAAAGAACCCCGAAGCATTAGCACTTATAGATACTTATACAGGAGAGGAGTTAACAAAAGCTGATAAAGTAGCACAGGATAAATTAAAATCAATGCAAGCTACATTCAGCGGACTTGATGCTATTACAACAAGTGGGACATATAGTTTAAAAAACAAAAATTCATCTATGATGGAAGATGTAACAGTTACATACGATCAAGCTACAGGAAAGATTACAGGAGCATACGCAGAAGCTAGTAGAGAAGTTGGAGGCTATACAGATGCTATGGCACAATCTAATGCCGAACTAGGGAAAAGTCATGCAGAGTTAGCAGTGGTGAGTCAACAATCTATGATTGATTTAGGGAGTGCGCATGTAAATGCAAGCGGTCAAATAATTTCCGCAAGTGATCAAGCAATAGGAAAGCTAACTGATTTAGAAACAAAAGACGGAGAAGTCGTTGGCGGTATATATACTTTAAATAATACTCCGATAAAAATTGAAACTAATGCTGATGGTACCATTAAAAATTTAGGTGATGTTATAAGTCAAATTAATGGCATACCTAAATCTAAGACAGTTGAAATAACATTAGCATACAACAATGAGGGTTCAATAGATTCGTTGCAAGATGAAAAAATTGCATCAAGGAAGATTCAAAGAAATTATACAGGAACCAACACGATAAAAACAGGACTTTCCCACGTAAATGAGCATGGATGGGAAACTGCAAACAATAATAATGTTAACATGTTAAGTAATGGACTAGCCTATTTAGTAGATAATCATTATAGCGGTGGGGATGGAATAAACACACACATGACTTCTGTAAATGAAATGAATTCAGATATAACTAATAAAGTAAATGATTCGTTTGGGAGAATAGTTGACACTTTAATAAATGCGTTAAGTAGTCATTCTAATTCACTAAATGCAATAGCAAGCAATACAGGTAATACCGCAGCTAATGGAAAACAAAATATTCAATTAACAGAAAAATTAGCAAATGATTTAATAAATAAAATGGGTGCCACTAGTGTAACATTTAGCGTATTGCAAGGAGAAATTAACAACGCAAAATACG